GGTGGGCATCAGTTTGCCGCGCTCCTGCCCGATGACCATCGTGTGCGACGCTTCGGCTATCTGGTCTCCCTCAAGCGTGATGGTCTTGTAGGCACGCTGTTCGCCCGGGCGGTCGCCTTTCTCCACATACTCGCGCTGCTGAATGGTGGTGATGGTGGTGGCATAAGTGCTCGGACGGCCGATGCCCAGTTCCTCAAGCTTGCGCACGAGGCTGGCTCTGAAACCGCCGCATTCAAGCAGCTTTCCGGTGTCAACCCCGCCGATCTCACTTCTACCGAACAGAACAGTCTCAAAACCAAGCACGTCAATTATCTGACCACCATCGGCGGTAAGAACATCACGATGATTGGTCAGGTGCTCACCGGTGAGTGGTGTGACATCATCCGCTTCCGCGACTGGCAGAAGAACGATATGCAGGTTGCTGTCGCATCTCTGTTTATCACGCAGCCGAAGATTCCGTTCACCGATGGCGGCATTTCTCTCATCCAGAATGCTATGGAGGCATCTCTTCAGAGAGGTCAGGACGTTGGCGGTATCGCTGAAACGTCCTATGATGCTGACGGCAATGAGTCCCTCGGCTATCAGGTCTATGTTCCGCAGGCGGCCGATGTGTCCGATACGAGCAAGGCGGCTCGTGAACTGCCGAACTGCAAGTTTACGGCAAAGCTGACGGGAGCTGTCCATTTCGTGGAGATCAGAGGCTCTCTGGCATATTCGGTGTAAGGAAGGAGGATTAACTCATGGGAAAGATTAAGACCTATAACCCGAAGCAGGTTATCATGTCCCTCGGTCCGCATCTCGTTTCTGGCTATGCTGACGACAGCTTCATCACCATTGATCCGAACGGCGATGGCGTGACCAAGAAGGTCGGCTGTGACGGTGAGATCGTCAGAAGCATCAGCCCGGATGATACCTACGTCATCAAGCTCAGCGTGTTGCAGACTTCCGCGACCAACTCTTGGCTCCAGCAGAAGTTCACCAACGACATCAGCAACGGCAACGCGATGTTCTCGGTTCTCATCAAGGATCTGAAGGGCGGTCTCGTGTTTAAGGCTGCTCAGGCGTGGGTTGCAAAGCCGGCATCGAGAGGCTACGGCAAGGAGTCCAACAACCGTGAGTGGGAGATTCATACCGGCTCCGGTACTCTCTCCGAGTAAGAACAAACCGAGTGGTACGGGCTTTCCAAGCGTGGGGAGCCCGTACTCTCATATTAAAAGATTTGGAGGTTTTACAGCATGAAACAGATGGAAGTTACTACTAAGAAAATTGGTGACAACACCTTCTACATTTCGCCCTTCCCGGCTTTCACATCGGCTCGGATCAGCGGCGATCTGGCTTCGGTTATCGCGCCGATCATTGGCAGCTTCGCCCCCATGCTGAAGGGCGTTGACGCGAACAGTACCGAAGATCTCATGAACAAGGATATGGATGAAGTTCTGCCGGTGCTCTCCGAAGCGCTTGCCCAGCTGGAAGGCGACAAGCTGGAGGATCTGATTAAGCAGCTCCTGATCGACTACAAGAACATCTCTTATGACGATGAGGACGGCGAGGCAACCCGTCTGACCTATGATGCCGCAAACGAGATTTTCTGTGGTGAGATGCAGGATATGTTCGTGCTCTGTTGGGAGGTTATCAAACTCAACTTCGGTGGTTTTTTCAAGAAAATCGCCGGCCAATCTGGAAACCTGCTCGACATTACGAAGCGCGTGAAGAAGATCCCGAAGGCAAAAACTGGTACGAAAGATGGGGAAGCCTCGACCTAAGCCGCTTTTGCGAACTGGAAATGCGGATGTATACGCTGATTAAAGCTCGCGTTGCATCCAAATCAGAGCTGGAGGCCGATTATACGTTGGACGAGGCTTTGAAGTTATACGCCTTATATCGAATGGACGTAGACATCCAAAACGCTGAAACGGAAGAAATGCGTCGTGAGAGCAAAAAGCACTAACGTGAGAGGAGGTGGCGGTGCATGACAGTCGCTGAGTTTATAAACAAAGTCGGGTTTCAAGTCGATCAGAACAGCGTGAGCGAAGTCAATAAGACTATTGACAGCATCAAAAGCACCGCCGCTAACATTCTTGGCGCAATCGGCATCGGTGTTTCGCTGGCACAGCTCAATCAGCTTGCCGAAGAATTCAATCAGATCAACGATCGAATCAACTACATCGTAGATGCCGAGCATGATGCCCATGACGTACAGCAATCCATCCTTGAAGCGGCTAATGCTTGTAAAGCCTCTTATGGCGATATGGCGAGTGCCGTTACAAGTCTCGTAAACAGTAATGCCGACTTATTCCCCGTTGAAGATGCCACGACTTTCGTGGAGTATATCAACAAACTCGGTTTGTCTGCTGGTTATTCCGAGGGAGAAATCAACTCGATGCACAGCAGCCTCCAGAGAATCTTTGCCGCCGGCGAAGCAGGTTCTGCCAATATTCAGATGATCCTGCGCTCCACTCCGGCTCTTGCAAAGCAGCTTGCTGATTCCTTTGGCGTAGCAACTGATGAACTTGTAAACATGGCTGACCGAGGCGAACTTACCGCTGAGGCAATCAAGAATGCGATTCTCAGTTCTACAGATGCCATTGACATCGCGTTCAACGGGCTTGACTATAGCATTTCTGATGCACTTCTTAACATAAGAAATCAATGGGGCTTTTGGGTTGACAGCATCAATTCCAGCCTCGGCTTGACACAATCTATTGCAAAGCTGATGGTTGCAGGATTCAACAAGGTTATGGTGATCCTGAATCAGATGAAGCAAGGTTTTATGACTCTCGCAGATAAGCTGGGAGGTACTGAAAACCTCTTGCGACTGATTGCGTTCGCTGCTGCGGCTATCTTAATTGCGATGAACTTCTCCAAGATCATCGCCGGAATTCAGTTGGTCGGTCAAGTCCTTAAAGCCGCATTCTCAATAAAGAATATCGGGCTTCTCGCCCTTATAGCAGCAATCCTCGTATTATTCCTCGTTGTTGATGACTTTGTGAACTTCATGAAGGGCAACAACTCGGTACTCGGTGTCGCTTTCCAGAAAGCCGGCATTGATGCAGACGAGATGCGCAGGAAGATCATCAATATCTGGAATAATCTCAAAACATTCTTTGCTGGAATTTGGAATTCGATCAAAGCTACGATTGCCCCTGTTCTTGACTGGATCAAAAAGAAACTCTCCGACGTGTTCGGGGATGAATTGTTCGCTGGTCTTGGCAGAGGCGTTGCTGGCGTAATTGAATTCTTTGAGCGTCTTACCGCAGCCCTTGCCGGCAATACAGCTTTGCAAGATGCACTCGGCAAAATCGTTGTTGGCGTTCTTGCTGTTGTGGCAGCGTTTGCAGCAATCAAAACTGTGACCGGAATTGCCGGCGCACTTGGAAAGGTTGGCAGCGCAGTATCTGGAGCAGGTAAAACTGCCGGAGCAGCGAAAAGTGGCTTTAGTGGGTTCGCATCTGCTTTGCTGATGGCAGCAGCGGCTATCGCCGTACTCGCATTCGCTGCAATCCAGATCGCCAAAGCCGGTCCGGGAGCCGTTGTAGCGATTATCGCTATGGTAGGCGGTCTTGTTGGATTGATGGCTGTTGCGGGCGCATTTGCGGATAAGATGAATGGCGCGGCAAGTGGTCTGGTTGCTTTTGGCGGAGCTGTTCTAATGGCTGCCGCCGGCTTTGCAATCATGACATTCACTGCTATTCAGCTATCCAATGCCGGCGGAGCCGCGATTGCAGTATTCGCAGGAATGGCAATCGCGATTGCGGCACTTCTTGCAATCGCCGGTGCGCTTGGTTCTTCGTTGACTGCTGGAGCAGCTGGCTTGGCTGCATTTGGTGCGGCTTTATTGCTCTCTGCAACCGCGGCTGCGATCCTCACCAATGTCGTGATTACATTGATTGCAGCGGGCGCTCCTGCTATAGCCCTATTTGCTGGAATGACAGTAGCACTTGCTGGATTGCTGGTGCTTGTTGCTATCCTCGGACCTGCCTTAACAGCAGGGGCCGTTGGAATGCTTGCTTTTGGCGCTGCCCTTCTTATGGTCGGCGCAGCGGCAGCATTAGGTGCAGCATCTCTCGCAATCGTTTCCGCTGTGTTGCCGACGATTGTTGAATACGGCACAAGTGGTGCAGCCGCCCTGATCGAATTAGGTTTGGGCATGACCGCATTTGCCGCTGGAGCAGCTCTTGCCGGTGTAGGCGTAGGAGTTGCGGCGGTTGCCTTTGCTGCCAATCGAGATGGGCGTGATTGGCGGGGCAATCGCTATTATGGCGGCTTCTGGTGCTGTAGCAGCTGCAAGTCTTTCTGGTATTAAGAGCGCCGCGACAGGTATGCTTATCCCTATGACCGGTCTCTCGGTGGCTCTTGGCGTAGCAACTGTGGCTATCGCTCCATTCGCTGCGGCAATGGCGGCAGGCGCAATAGCAGTTGCAGCGCTGGACGTTGCGGTTGCGGCAGCGACAGTCGTATTCATTGCATTAACAGCGGCAATCGCTTTGACCGGCGTAGCAATGGCAGCGACAAGCGCAGCAATGATGCTGTTTAATGCTGGTGCTGCAATCATTGTCACAACATCCTCTGCAATCGCCAATGCGTTTGTGAGGATCGCTACCGGTCTTACGCCTCTTACAGTGGCTTTTATCAGTGCAACTCCTCCCATGCTGGCTACCGCAGCGGCTATGGCTGTTCTTGCGGCATCATCCGCTGTCATGGCTGCATCTATCGTGGTTGGCGCGGCAGCATTCGTTGTGTTTGATGCTGCACTTGCTGCAATGGTTGCAATGGCAGCCGCCGGCACAGCAGCCTTCCTTGTTCTTTCTGGCGCACTTTTGAATATTCCGGTTGTGGCATTAGCTACATCCACTACTCTGATCGCACTTACGGCAGCCCTTGCCGTATTTGCCGCGAGTACACTTGCGGCAGCAGTAGGCGTTACTCCGTTTATCGCTGCAATGGCAGCTGGCGCTATTGCTGTTGCGGCTCTTGATGTTGCGGTAGCTGCGGCAACGGTACTCTTTATCGCTTTGGCAGCCGCTGTTGCATTGACCGGCACAGCAATCTCGATGACCAGCTCCGCAATGCTTACATTCAGTGCCGGTGCAGCCATGATTATTTCTATGGCGACTGCGCTTACGGTAGCCTTTGTTGAAATCGCCGCAGGTGCCGTTCCTATGGCGGCGGCATTGCTGGCAGCAACCGTGCCTATTCTTACAGCGGCAGCAGCAATGGCTGTTCTTGCAGCGGCTTCGGCTGTAACCGCAACATCTATCGTGGTTGGCTCGGCTGCATTCGTTATTTTCGATGCAGCACTTGCAGCTATGGTGGCTATGACCTCCGCCGGCAGTGCTGCCTTCCTTGTCCTCTCTGCAACAATCTTGACGTTGACCGGTACAGCTGCGGCGGCATCCGCAATCATCATCGCTTTAACAACTACACTCGCTTTAATGCTGGCTGGAGTTCTTGCAACAACGGTTGGTATTGTTCCGTTTGCAGCGGCTATGACAGTCGGCGCAATAGCAGTTTCGGCGCTCACCCTTGCGGCAACAGCGGCAAGCATGATATTCGTGGCTCTTGTGGTGTTCATCTTCCTCG